CCAATCTCAGCGCCCTGCTGACTGGCAAAACCTTCGAGTTGGTACCCGGCGATGGCGAGCCACGCAAAGAGTTCGTTGTTGTGCCAGGCGAAAAAGCACTGCTGCATGAACCTGATGTTCTGACGCTGACCCTGACCGCGCCGGAAAGTTACGGTATTGATGCTGGTCAGCCGCTCATTCTTCACGGCGTGCAGGTAGGCCAGGTTATCGATCGTAAACTCACCAGCAAAGGCGTCACCTTTACCGTCGCCATCGAGCCTCAGCATCGAGAACTGGTAAAAGGCGATAGCAAATTTGTCGTCAACAGCCGTGTCGACGTGAAGGTGGGGCTGGATGGCGTTGAGTTTCTCGGTGCCAGCGCCTCAGAATGGATTAACGGCGGGATACGTATTCTGCCGGGCGATAAAGGCGAGATGAAAGCCAGCTATCCACTGTATGCCAATCTGGAAAAAGCGCTGGAGAACAGCCTTAGCGATTTACCCACCACAACCGTGAGTTTGAGTGCAGAGACGCTGCCGGATGTGCAGGCAGGATCGGTAGTGCTCTACCGTAAATTTGAAGTTGGTGAAGTTATTACCGTCCGTCCGCGAGCTAACGCGTTTGATATCGATCTGCATATTAAGCCGGAGTATCGCAACCTTCTGACCAGCAATAGCGTGTTCTGGGCAGAAGGCGGGGCGAAAGTTCAGCTGAATGGTAGTGGCCTGACCGTACAGGCATCCCCGCTCTCCAGAGCATTAAAGGGAGCCATTAGCTTCGATAACCTCAGCGGTGCCAGCGCCAGTCAGCGTAAAGGCGACAAACGAATTCTGTATGCTTCCGAAACAGCGGCCCGTGCGGTTGGTGGGCAGATTACGCTTCACGCTTTCGATGCCGGAAAACTGGCGGTCGGGATGCCAATTCGCTATCTCGGTATTGATATCGGGCAAATCCAGACGCTGGATCTGATTACCGCGCGCAATGAAGTACAGGCAAAGGCGGTGCTCTATCCGGAGTATGTCCAGACCTTCGCCCGCGGCGGTACGCGCTTCTCGGTGGTCACACCGCAAATTTCAGCCGCGGGCGTTGAGCATCTAGATACTATCCTCCAGCCGTATATCAACGTCGAACCAGGCCGGGGCAATCCTCGCCGCGACTTTGAATTACAAGAGGCCACCATTACTGATTCGCGTTACCTGGATGGCTTAAGCATTATTGTTGAAGCGCCGGAAGCCGGTTCGTTAGGTATTGGTACGCCTGTGCTGTTCCGTGGTCTGGAAGTCGGTACGGTTACAGGAATGACGCTGGGGACATTGTCAGATCGCGTGATGATTGCGATGCGCATCAGTAAACGCTATCAACACCTGGTGCGTAACAATTCCGTCTTCTGGTTGGCATCGGGTTACAGTCTGGACTTTGGTCTGACGGGCGGCGTAGTGAAAACCGGCACCTTTAACCAGTTTATCCGTGGCGGCATCGCCTTCGCCACGCCTCCGGGTACGCCACTGGCACCGAAAGCCCAGGAAGGCAAACACTTCCTGTTGCAGGAAAGTGAACCGAAAGAGTGGCGTGAATGGGGAACTGCGCTTCCCAAATAATGCCCACTGCTCCGGCGTGCCTGCGCCGGAGCGTTTATGCTAAACTGCGCGCCTGTTTTTTTGCCAGTGGTACATGCTCGTGGCCCAACACACCGTTTATTTCCCGGACGCCTTTCTGACACAAATGCGCGAAGCGATGCCTTCGACGCTCTCATTTGATGATTTTCTTGCCGCCTGTCAGCGCCCGTTGCGCCGCAGCATTCGCGTTAATACGCTGAAAATCTCCGTTGCTGATTTCCTGCAATTAACCGCTCCTTATGGCTGGACGCTTACGCCAATTCCGTGGTGTGAAGAAGGTTTCTGGATTGAACGCGACAATGAAGATGCATTGCCATTGGGTAGTACCGCCGAGCATTTAAGCGGCCTGTTTTATATTCAGGAAGCCAGTTCAATGTTGCCCGTTGCCGCCTTGTTTGCTGACGATAATGCACCACAGCGGGTGATGGATGTCGCAGCTGCGCCAGGCTCCAAAACGACGCAAATTGCCGCGCGGATGAATAACGAAGGGGCAATCCTTGCCAATGAGTTTTCCGCCAGTCGGGTAAAAGTGTTACATGCCAATATCAGCCGCTGTGGCATCAGTAATGTTGCGCTCACACATTTTGATGGCCGCGTGTTTGGTGCGGCAGTGCCAGAAATGTTCGATGCCATTTTGCTGGACGCTCCCTGCTCTGGCGAAGGCGTGGTGCGTAAAGATCCCGATGCGCTAAAAAACTGGTCACCAGAAAGCAATCAGGAAATCGCAGCTACACAACGGGAGCTTATCGACAGCGCCTTTCATGCATTACGTCCTGGTGGTACGCTGGTTTACTCGACCTGTACCTTAAACCAGGAAGAAAACGAAGCCGTTTGCCTGTGGCTGAAAGAGACTTACCCCGACGCAGTAGAGTTTTTACCACTTGGCGATCTCTTCCCTGGTGCAAACAAAGCGCTGACCGAAGAAGGCTTTTTGCATGTTTTCCCACAAATTTACGACTGCGAAGGCTTCTTCGTTGCTCGTCTGCGTAAAACTCAGGCGATTCCCGCCTTACCCGCCCCCAAATACAAAGTCGGTAATTTTCCGTTCAGCCCGGTGAAAGATCGCGAAGCTGGACAAATTCGTCAGGCGACTGCAGGTGTTGGCTTAAACTGGGATGAAAACCTGCGCCTCTGGCAGCGTGACAAAGAACTGTGGTTGTTCCCGGTGGGCATTGAAGCCCTGATCGGTAAAGTCCGATTTTCTCGGTTGGGGATTAAACTTGCCGAGACGCACAACAAAGGTTATCGCTGGCAGCATGAAGCGGTTATTGCTCTTGCCTCACCCGATAATATGAATGCATTCGAGCTGACACCGCAGGAAGCGGAGGAGTGGTATCGCGGGCGCGATGTTTACCCGCAAGCCGCGCCAGTGGCGGATGATGTATTGGTTACTTTCCAGCATCAACCGATTGGTTTAGCCAAACGGATTGGTTCGCGATTGAAAAACAGCTATCCGCGTGAACTGGTGCGCGATGGGAAACTTTTTACCGGTAACGCCTGACAGCTCACAAAAAAAGCGCACTTTTTGACTGGCACATTCGGCTGCCTCAACTAGGCTGAAAAATGGTGCGATCGGACTGGTCGTACCACAATCGGCAGCTAAATGGAGAGCACGAAGATGAAAACCAGTGTGCGCATAGGCGCTTTTGAAATCGACGACGGCGAATTACACGGTGAATCGCCGGGTGATCGAACGTTAACCATTCCTTGTAAATCTGACCCCGATTTATGTATGCAACTCGATGCCTGGGATGCTGAAACCAGTATCCCTGCCCTGCTAAATGGCGAACACTCTGTCCTTTACCGTACCCGTTACGATCAACAATCTGATGCCTGGATTATGCGTCTTGCCTGATCCAAAAAGAACCCGTCGGCATGGCGGGTTATTTGTCCTGGTTATTCCCCCGTTGTAAAATCTCTCCTAAACTTAACGGTACGGCACCACACTTCGGGGATGAAATGTTCGCGCTGGTACTTTTTGTTTGCTACCTGGATGGCGGTTGTGAAGATATTGTTGTGGATGTCTACAACACGGAACAGCAGTGTCTTTATTCTATGAGCGATCAACGGATCCGCCATGGCGGTTGTTTTCCGATTGAGGATTTTATAGATGGTTTCTGGCGACCAGCACAGGAGTATGGTGATTTTTAATTATTGCAATTGCACAAGAGTCAGTTCGCCCCCAAAGACAGCACCGGTATCAATATAATGCAGGTTGCCAATATCCACGCGATGTCGCAACGGTGTATGACCAAACCAGAAATGATCAGCACCTGTAATTCCCTGCCCTTTTTGGCGTTCACCTAATCGCGAGCGGCTCCACAAGACCTGATGCAAATCAACGTCCTTTTGCCATTCATAAACATCATCTGGATAATCGGCATGAGCAATAACATGTTTGCCGGTACGACTGTGTACTTCAAGAATAAAGGGCAAATGCTGACATTTTTCCAGCGCCGTTTTCGCTTGTTTCTGTTGATTATCTGCCAGCGCAATAAACCAGTCGCCGCCATTCATCAACCACAAAGACATCTGCTGGGATGCCAGCGCATCCATCGCCATCTGTTCATGATTGCCTCTTACCGCACAAACCCAATGTTGTTCCAGTAACTGCAGACAACGTAAACTTTGCGGCCCACGATCGATAACGTCTCCTACTGAGATAAGTAAATCTCGCCACGGATCAAAACGACAATGCCATAATTTGCGGCGCAACTGCTCAAGACAACCGTGTATATCGCCAGAAAGCCAGATATGTCGCCATTGATGACCCGCAATTCTCTGATAAACGGGCGCAGGCTGTTTCATCAATATTTTCCTCCCGCGCTAAAGATCACATAATCTTAACAAGAATGTTAAAAAACGCTGGACTCAGACAGTAGAGTGTGTGTTATGGTTGACTATAAAGTCAGCGAAGGAAATGCTTCTGGCTTTTAACAGATAAAAAGAGACCGAACACGATTCCTGTTTTCGTCAACAAACAACAAAATCTTTTAGAATTAATGTGTTAAATAAATTTATGCTCATCTTTTAATCTCTAACACGTACTATTACATATTAATACATTCAATTAGTTACCATTTTTTTCGAGTTTTTTAGAGAAATTTTCGGGAATATTTCAGGTCAATCCATGCATACACAAGCAATTCCTGTATTGAATAATTCCGTAGCAATTATGTAAAATCATCTCCGGCTGATTTTCATTCAAACTCGCGCTATCGAACGTCCATCAGCCAGCCGTGGCACGTTCTTGCATACGACGTGCCGCGGATCCTATTATTCTAGTATGAAATCCCTAACCGATTTCAAATTCTCCAGACTGCTCAGATTCTCTTTTATCCCACGCTGGCGCTGATAAATCTCGTCATTGCAATCGACCTGCGCTATCGCTGCCGCAGTTCTTCCAGTTTCTGCATCGATAACTCCATCTTCTGAGCAATAAACCTCACCTATGCAATATTTTATGTCAATTATTTCAATTGCATTAATATCTTGAATGGATTACATAGAGTTAATGTATCCAGTACTCCCTATTCTCTTGCATATAATACATGTTGCAACTTACATCTCAGCGCTATGAAAAAACACCACCTCTCTCTTTATGAAATTCTGGATTTACCAAGCGCTAATTTATCATTTCAATCTACCTTTAAGCATTGCATTTATCTCCCTACGAGGTCATACTTTAGGAAGTTAAATATGAATGATAATATACCTACAGCGCGAAATCACAAACAATCGACTTGTATTACAGAAAAAAACATGCCTATCTTTTTAAACTTCACAGCAGGCAGTATCTTACCTGAGAATGAGCTAGCATCTTTACGTTATATTGTGCAGCAAAATCAAAATGATACTGTAATCATAAAAGAACGTTATAAAATGGATATCCGTTATATCGAATCAGTCAATGGTTTTACAGTAAATCCTGTATGCAGTAATCATTTCTCCATATTTATGGCGAGACAAAACACTATTGCTCGCAACCTGGAACAGCAGATCAACAACGGACGAAGTTTTGCACAAATATCTCAGGATTTTATGCTTCAATTATCTTCAAATATAGGATGGAAAAAAGGGGCCGAAAACGCCCTTAAAAATAAAATCCATTCTCATTCATTTGTTGTAAATCCTGATGAATTCTCTTGCGACACACAATTTCTTAAGTGCCCAATAACATTATGCGTTCCAGAAAAAGGGGTTTTTGTCAAGAACGCACTGAACTCCAACATATGCACTCTTTATGATAAGTCTGCGTTCATGAATCTCACAAGAGAACATCTACCCCACCCTCTCAGCAGGGAAAAGATAGTAAAAGAAATGATTATTGAAAGGAATATGTGTTATTTTGACACCATAAGTCAGCATTTCATAATTATGGATGCAGACCAACAGAAACAGCATTGTAAATAAAATGTAATAATTACATACTATTAGTGATTCTCATGCATCGTAAGCGGCTCGCCAGAACCGTATTGATATTTACTGAGCGCTCAGATCAACTTTCCATGGCAACAGATCGCGTACCCGGTTTGCCGGCCAGTCCTGGATATGCTCCCGCCGACAATATTAATGGCCAGGAAATGTTTAAAACAATGATTCTGTTTCCTAACCATCAAGTGTATATGCTGGCTCAATTACTCAATATCTATGGGTTGAGTTCTACCCAAAGTGGCTCTGTAGTCGCTTCTTCTTACAGTATGTTCAGGTGTTGCAGGCACAGTTGTGGAGCGTAGATGCGTTGTTGGTTTACCATGCTCTGGTACATAAAAAACGCCAGTGCCATGGTAACCTGATATAGAAACGTTAATTCCGCGACGTTCAAACTCGGCATAGACGTGTTCTGCTAAAGACCTCTTTTGACCAAATAATGCCCTGGCCAACCAGCCGTTATTCATATTTGCGGATTTTTCTATTTCATCAGGAGAGAAGTCTTTGTTTTTTATTATGTTGGCTGAGTTACAGGATGTTAATCTGATATCATCTATTTCATGAAGATTATGTTGAACAATGCGGTCGACAATATCTGACGGTGATAAAAATTCATCTCCGCACTTAAGAAGAGGTAGACCAGCAGAACCATGCCCAGACAGATAAATTTTGTTGTATTTTCCTGGTGTTAAATCATCTGGCAGGATGGTTTTCATCTCTGTCGCTGTAATACTTATAGCTGCAGCAGCAACAACATCGCTATTACTTGATTGTAGATGGCTTTTATTTGCTCCAGGATATGTAAACTCCATTTTCCTTTTATCAAAATCTTGTTTTGTAGCATCATTCAGGAATAATAAATCATACGGTTTTTTCCCCGTTGTGACTCTTGAAACATTTTGGCCAAGAATATTAAGAGTATAGTCATTAACGGATTTCATTCCTAAAAAAACAAGTAATCCTTCTTTCTCTTGCGCTTTTTCGATTGTTCTCCCTGCTAAAGTTATTGGGATGGATTGAGATTGTTTTGTCGGAACTGATACGCTGGCGCTAATAGGTAGTAGGGTTCTTATGCTAAACATACAACCTCTTTCTTAATTTTCGAACCTGTTTAGGATTCTGTGTAAATTCAAAATAAACCTGTCTGAACATTCCTAACAAACATCCACCGGACATGACAACAAAAACCGGAGCCGGACTCCGGTTTTTGTGAAGCTGTCGGCTATTTCATTCCGCCAATATTTTCCCACGTCCCGTCAGCACGCAGAATTTGCAGCGGTCTTACCACGCACTGTATCTGCTTTTTATCCGCATCCAGTATCACCACCTGCGTGATTACCCTGGCCTGCTCCGGGATAATGCCATTCTCATCGGACTCCAGAATGTCTGCCGGTCCCAGTCGCAGCTGTGCTGTAGGCGACTGCACGTGTTCACGGCCATCATGCTTTCCGCAACCACACAGACACTGCATAAGTTTTTTTAGTATATTCATGTCATTCTCCTGTTCTGCCTGTATCACTGCCCACTTCATCCAGCCCCTTAACATCCTGCCACGGCCCGTCACCAAACCTGACCTGCAAATGCCGAAACAGCCCCTGAACCTGTGTGGCATCTTTGGGGTCAAGAAAGGTCAGTCCGGTGATGAGTGCGCCATCTGTATCCGGGAACCAGCCATTGCTGTTTGTCTCAATAATGCTCGCCGGCCCCAGACGAAAACGGATTTGTGTCTCCCCCGGGTCGCCCTTCGGTCCCTGAGGTCCGGTTGCCCCCACCGGGCCAGCCGCACCTGTTTCTCCTTTCGGTCCCTGTGGGCCTGCCGGGCCTGCCGCACCGGTATCTCCCTTTGGACCCTGTGGACCTGCATTTCCCGTCAGACCGGTCTCTCCCCGCTCTCCCCTGTCACCTTTCGGCCCCTGCGGGCCTGCCGGACCAGCATCACCTGCCGGTCCCCGTTCGCCGGTTGCCCCGACAGGGCCGGTGTCACCGCGCTCTCCCTTATCACCCTTCGGCCCCTGAGGACCCGCGGGCCCCTGTTCCCCCTTTGGCCCGGGAGGTCCCACCACGGTGGGGATTCGGTTTACGGCCTCTTCCGCCGCTATCCTGCTTTGTTCCGCTGACTGTGCGCTTTCTGCTGACTCCCGGGCTTTTTCTGTTGCGGTCGTTGCATCCCTGGCTGCATTACCGGCTGCACTTTCTGCCGTCTTTCTTGACAATTCAGCTTCTGCTGCACTTTGTGATGACTCACTGGCTTTTTGAGCGGCCGCAGAGGCCGAGGACGAGGACGCCTCCTCTGACTGCTTTGCAGCGGCTGCACTTTCTGCCGCCTGCCGGGCTGACTCCGATGCATCCCCTGCTGAAGTGTCAGCATGTGCAGCGCTCTCTTCTGCCTGACTGGCTGATATGCCGGCATTCCTCGCGGACGTCTCCGCCTCTCCGGCATTCTTCTTCGCCTCCTCAGCGTGACGCGCCGCTTCTTCCAACATCAGTTCAAAACGACGCAGTGCCTCCGGCCGGACGTCATCCTCCGACATGGCACCGAGAAAATCATTCAGCGTCCCCGGTTGAGAATCTTCATACACGGTGATGGTCCCGGCATGTGACGGCGGGAATCCTTCCACCAACAGAATGACGCTGTACTGACCGTACTCAACGTCCATGCTGTAACGACCGGCTTCATCCGGATTTTCAGAGGCCACCGTGTTCACCACCACCGTGCTGCTGGTCCGTCTGGCTTTCAGTTGAATGGTGCAGTTCTCTACCGGTTTTCCTGTGCCGTCTTTCAGTACACCTGAAATCTTTACTGCCATATTCACCCCACAAAAAAGCCCGCCTGAACCGGCGGGCTGTCATAACACTGTGTTACCTGG